CTGGCGGGTTGAAATCGCGTGGATTGCGTATCAAGGGTGACGATGCTCCCATAGAACCTGGAGAGTTTAAAGATGTAGATGTGCCATCAGGGTCTATCCGTGACAACATCATGCCTTTACCTTACAAGGAGCCAAGCCAGACATTACTCGCACTCCTAGACAAGATTACACAAGAAGGCCGTAGACTCGGTGCGATTAGTGATATGAACATCTCAGATATGTCTGCTAATGCTCCTGTGGGGACGACACTCGCACTCTTGGAGCGCACACTCAAACCGATGGCTGCAGTGCAAGCACGTGTACATTATGCGATGAAACAAGAGTTTAAACTCTTAAAAGTATTGATGTCAGAATATGCACCGATGGAGTATGCCTACCAGCCTGCTAGAGGGGAAGTAAGCGCACGGCAAGCTGACTACATGCTCATAG